GATAGTTGCAGTTATTGCAGTCTGAATACCAACAATGGGATCTCCATTTGTAGATGTTGGAGTCGGACCAGAACGTGGATATGGATGTAAAGATACGAAGTGATCCTTAGAACATCTAAAGACAATACCACCAGTGTCTATACCAACAGTGTCACTTGTAGTTAAGTTATGGCCAGGTATTGTTATTACAAATTCACCACTGAATGATGTGTAAGTTGCGTTAGTTGCTGTATAAGCAGGACCTGCAAATGATCCTTTTCTAATTGATCCTATACCAGCACTTTCAAATCTATGCTCATACGCTACATCTGTTACACCAATAGCTACTGTGCCCCTATATCCAGATCCATGTGTATCAGCAGTCCCAATACCGACAGCAGTGATAACACCGTTCTGATTCTTAACTGCAGTAACCGCTGCTCCCACTAATGGTGCAAATCCTAATCCATTAGTCGATCCTAATGATACTATTACACCACCTCTTGGTAGTTGATTCTTATTAACATCTTCATTTGATAAGATTAAATTATTACTACCATCAGTGATACCTGTAAATGTTACACTTGTAATTCCAGTTGCACCCTCAACAAAATCATAAATGTTTCCAGCGTTATTAGTTGTAGTTGGTGTTTGGAATATATCATTTAAGAACAATACGCCACTTCCAGTTTCAATGCCAGTTGTATTTGCACCTCCCACTGTAAGTGTATATGTAGCACCTATACCTGTGAAATCTCTACTTATATTATCAAATACCTTGTTGGTGCCATAATCCTGTCTTAAATAAACTCTTCCACCAAATGATGACCTTGCTTCTGGTATTAAGGTTTGACTATCTAAAGTTCTACTGCTATTTCCTAAAGGTGGTTCTGCAAAGTGTATGTTCTTACCAACGAAATTGTATGATCCTAAGTGAATTCTAACTGTTGCTCCATCATTATGAGAAGCAGCGGATGTTCCAACAACGCCTCTTTCTACTTCGACAAGATTATATGTGCCTGATCCTATGATTGGACCTGATGCAGTTACTCCTAAACCAACTAAGTTTACTTTTATAAACTCATCATCAATCTTCAATAAATCACCAGCAGCAATAGTTCCTATACCTGATAATGAAAATACAGTATCAGTAGCACTGATTGATCCATAGTTATCAAGAAGAGAATATGATAGTTTTGTAAATGCAATTGGACTTTGTGCAACACCATCTATGGATATAATTGCCTTGGATAATTTTTTATCCATGGTAAGTGTATGTGCATTGCCAGTTCCCACAGATGAAAAATTGATTGCATTTCCAGCAAGTGCATTATTTCTTGATGTTGCTAGTTTAAATTCTGAAGATCCATTTTTAATAGCATACACTGTTGTTGGGATGTTACTTCCTCCTGTCTGTATACTAGTTCCAGTAACAGATGAGAAAGAAGATCCAGGTGCATAGGTTAGTTTTTCACCAGTATTAAAGAAATGATCTGGTACATTGAATATATTTGTAGAAATATCTAATGATGTTGAAGGATCAAATGTTTTTTGGAATATTGGTACCCCTTCATGTTTAACCTCAAATTCAGTCTTATTAACTCTATTACCATTTCTAGCATTGTATGCTGATACAAGTAACTCCTCACTAACAGTTCCATATGATAAAATATCAGGAGTATTAGATAAATCACTTGCAGTTTGTATAATTTCACTATAAGTTTGAACTGTTACATTTGAAACACCAGCATCAGGGAAAAACTTTACATTTAAATTTGATCCACTATATTCTGATCCAAATGTTCCAATTCCTGTTGTATTACCAGTTCCTACAGGCAAGAAAGGATATTGAGTTATGTAAGATTCTGCAGGATCGTTAATTATGAGGAATTGATGTAATGCTGAACTGTTACCATATCCAACCTTTGCTATTGACTTTATAGTTGTAACATCAGATTTAAGAACACTAAAGACATTGCCTGTAGATGCAATACTTACAAAGTTTGTTTGTAGTCTAGCTGAATTGACTGAAGCATCTGGTTGTGCAGGTGCTTTAAATATGTGAGTTCCAATACCAGAACTTGTTGTTCCAAATCCAACAATTTTTGTTCTTATTGTTACATCATTTGGATCTGTATTTTCATAATCAAGAGATAATATTCCTGAATTTATACTTGAAGTAAATGTTCCAATAAATCTATCCGACAGTTTATCAGCAGAATCATTATCAAAATAAAATTCTGATGTAAAAGTATCAGTTCCATTGTGATCTACAAAAATTTCCGCATAGGTTCTTTCATTTGTAACCTCATTCAACATTTCAGCGTTTATGAACAAGGACTCAGTTTTTCCAACTTCTCTGTGCAACAAATTTGATGTTGTTGAGGAGTTAAGTGTCTGATTTGATGAAATCAGATCAACAAATCCAATTGATATTGATGTAGATCCAACACCTGAAGATGTAAATTTGTTTTTTAATATCTTGATGTCATAATCTGTGTTAAAACTTTCAAATGGTGTAAATCTCAAACTTAAAGTTCCATCAGTCAAATCACCTTCAATATTAGCAATTTGCCTATCAGTTCTATTAAATAGAGATCCTTTTTCAAATGTAATAATATCACCACTTGGAGATGGAAGAGTAATTATTTCTGTAGATTGTCTCTCAGTTCCTACGGGATCAAGCACTTGAACAAGGAATCTTGTAAATCCATCAAGTAAACTATAATCATGTGTATCAACAAACAAATCTGAAGCACTACCAGAATTTGAGAACTCAAGACTAAAATCATCTATAGATAACACTCTATTACTGATACAATTAATGAAGTCAGATAATTTTTTATTATTAAATTTAATAAATTTGGATTTTGTTGGATTAATATCATCAGGTAAGGTATCAATATCAATACCTAGATCGAAGAAATTTAGTGTGTCTACTCTTTGCTCTGTAATGATATCCAATGTTGCAGTGCTTGTTGACTGTAAAGTTGACCCAATTCCAACTCTAGAGACTCTAGATTCAGAAGTGATTCCTGTATCAGCAAAATTTTTCAAACCTGTTGGATGCAATAGTCCATTTACAGTTGATGAAATTGTTTCATATGTTTGACTACTCTTAATTGAATATGATAGATTTTGATAATAATCATTATCTGGTAACACCTGATAATCTAAATTTAATTTTCCAGTATCATTTGACCATCCTATGTCTTTTCTTAATGAATAATCAACTTTAAATGTTGCTCTATTTTCTTTTAGAATCTTGATTGTTGCAAGGGTTCCTGAATTTTGACCCAATATTTCTTCCCCAACACTTAACTCATATGTTCCAAAAACTTTTACTGTATCATTTAAATTTTCAGTAATTACTAAATCTCTCTCTACAAATTGACCTGATTCTTTAGTGAATATTTTTTCACCTTCTATAAATGCTCTCGCATTTTGACTAACCCTAAATGAGGGATAATTTGTTTTTTTAATAATTGAAGCAAAAGAATTTTGAGATGTAACTGCAATACCTGGATTTGATGTAACAAATTGTGATGCATCAAAAACTAATTTTGCAGGATTTGTATTAGAGTAAGCAATAACATTATAGAAATTATACTTATTATCAGCAGAATTAAATCCATCTCCTTGATTTAATATGTTTGTTATACCCTCAACAAATATTTCATCACCCACTGCAAAAGGATCTGTGCTAAATCCTATGATGGGTGTTGCTAAGAAACAGGTAACAATTCCAGTTGTATTTGTGAAACAACTATTAATTCCAACTCCATTATCATTATTTTCGGCAAAAACTAGATTTGTAATTTCATTTAATCCAACTGGTGTCTGAAGTATTTCTATATCACTTATAGCAGACCCTTGTATTTTTGCCTTTAAAAGACCAGAATCATATTTTAAACCAGTTGTTGGGTTAACTAAAGATAAATCTGGAGGTGATGAGTATCCTTTTCCTCCATCAAGGATTTCTATACCTGTAATTTCATTACGATCAACAACCGTTAGATTTGGTGATATGTAAACCTCTGGATTTAAGGTTTTATCAGCAGAGAAGTCAAAACCTTGATCATTAATAGTAAACTCTCGTATCTTACCCACAGATTCTGACTGTGGGATGATATCTGCATTTATTCCATTTGTTGATGCTATACTTACAAATTCTGGCAGTCTCTTATAATTAGCACCACCAAATGTTAATTTTAATGATGCTACTCCACCCTCTGCTGCATAAGATTTTGTTGTGTATTTCATTTCTGAGGTGCTTTCGATATATGAAAGCTGCTCTGGAGACCGTCTTACAGAAATTTCAAAAGTAGTGTTACCTACTCCAGAGATAGTGTACTCTCCATTATAAGCACTATCCTCATAAATTATTTCCGAATAATTACTTACATCTTTATCTGCAGTGCTGATATAACCAGACTTTTCTAGAGAATAATATAATTTTGTAGGTAAACTATTATCATAATACAGTGTAGTGCTGCTACCTGCACTAACCACACTAAAACCTGTTGATGACCCAATAGAAACAAGTTCGTTATTAAAATCATCATCATAAAATATTTTCAGACTATATCCACTGAGAGAAGCATCTCCTGTATTGAAAACTAAATTATTGTTGTTTATAACAGGTAATATTGGATTTATCTTACTTATTTCATGAGATCCACCCTGAGATCCAAGATTTACAAGTAAAGGTGGTTCTTTCAAACTATCCTTTCTTGTTAATGAAAGATTAAATTTATTATCATCTACTCTATGTACAAAGTAAGATCCTGTTCCTAAACCACTTATAAAGTTAGATGAGTCGTAAAATACTTTTTGACCTGTTTTAAATCCATGAGATGATAATTCAAATTCATTTTTTGTAAGATTTACCGATGTAGTTCCAAATGAAATTGGATTTACGAGTATTTTATCGTATTGAGAATTATATTTTAATAGTATTGATTCAGATGTGCCTAAACCCAACGATTGTTTTGGTTTTACTGTAAGAGTTATTAAATCACCATTTTCCAAACCATGATCTGTAGAGATGGAAACTGTGGATTTAATTTTTTCAATCCTAGCAGTTTCTTGACTAAAGTTTGATTCTATTGAGTATTTAAAATCAGTATCATTATTATTGGAGTTAAATGACCTAAAGAATAATCCATCAGTAGTGGTGGTGAGTCCTACTTCAGTGGTTAAACCTATTAAATTTTCAGATTTATTAATTACATAAAGTGTTTGTGATTCTCCTGACTCTGGTATGTTGAATGTAGAACTATCACCAGTATTTGATGCAACAATTCTTGTTGTTCCACCTTTTGTTAGAATTACTTGTTGATTTTGTTTAAATGGGTGTTTAGGTATGAAAATGCTCTGATTAGGGATTGAGGTGGGTATTGGAATATTACCAATAAATATGGTGGATATTCCACTTTGACCAGAAACTGTTCCTATTCCTAATTCTTGAGTGGGATTAAAGAATATTTTATCATCTAATTTAGATTCAAAATATGGTGTTGTCAAAGGAATTGTAAATTTATCAGTAATTTCAATAACTTCAGTTGATGCAGTGTGTATTCCTGAAATTTCTTCACTTGTTGCTCGAATTACTCTTCTACTTGGGAAAATATTTAATACAGATAACCTTGCAGTTCCTATGCCAATAGTGGATCCAACGGATATATTAGGAATTGTTGAAACAAACATATCAGTAACAATACCCACTGAGGTTAATGCTGGACTATCTACAATTAATTTTGTTTTCTCTGAAGTAATCCCAATAACATGTTGACCAGATAATTTGTGTATGAATGTTGATATTCCAGAAATAATAACAGTATCATTATCTAAAAGTGTGTGAGGTTGAGATGTATGTACAGATAATTGTCCAGATTTATCCCAAATTAGTTTTGCATTTTGATAATCCTCTTTAACACTTGAAATTCTACTTATAGATTTACCTGTTACAGAATCTACAAATGCACCAATACCACCTCCATTTGTACCCAAATTATCAAAGGAGGCAATATCTCCAACTTTATACCCTTGCCCTTCTTCATGTATATCGAACGATTCAACGGAACCCCTTGTTACAGATTCTATCGTTGAACTCTGTAGCAATATTTCATTTGGTTCATTTATGAAATCATTATCACTACCGATATCACCTACAGCGTAAGGAAGTGTATTTCTTGTTAAATCTGAATTGTTAAAATCAAATGATTGATTAACATTCTGCTCAATTAATTTTGATCTATAAGTATTTCCAATATAATGTGGAAAAACAGACTTTTGAGTATTAGTGTTAATTCCTACAAAATATGCATAAACTCCATTTGGAAATTCTGGTGTTTTTCCATATCTACCATTATGTTTATCTAAGTCACCAGAATTATCATATTTGTAATCTTCTACAAAAAATCCATTTGGATAATTTGGTCTATTAATAACATCAGAGGGTGATAATGAATAACTTGTGGATAAATTTCTTATTTGTGAATTAGGATTAGTTGGATCATCATAACCATAAGGACCATAAATTGGATTTCCATCATATGCCCATCCTATGATCGGTGAATGATCAATACTATCATCTCCAAATTCAGACAGACCAATAGCAGTTGAATATCCCACATTACCATACTGTAATCCGTCCTCTGTATCCACTAATATCTCATCACCATGTCTATCATGCAAATTAAGAGACAAGTGCCTTACAGACGCTTGGAGGGATGGATTAGAACCTCTTGAAGTTACTTTGATAGAAGTTGTAGCAGAAGTGTATCCAATACCAGTATTAAGAACCACTACATCAGTTACTTTTTGATTTACTACTACTGCCCTTAATTTTGCTCCAACACCTGATCCTATTCCAACAACTTCTAAATCTGGTGGTGATGTATATTCACTTCCACTATTTGTAACTTGAACATTAATTATTTTACCACCATCAATTATTGGTTTAAATTCTGCACCGTTCCCACTTTTTACAGTAATTGTTGGTTTTTTGTGAAAATTAATTGTTGTTGACCCGTATCCAGTTCCATTTTCATACAAATAAACATCAGAAATTGACCCTTTTATTACAGGAGTTGCAGTAATTATCCCAACACCACCAATAATTTCTGCATTTACTGTGACATTAATTGGTGGATATGCAAAAAACTGTTCACTACTTCCAGCAGAAACTATATTTACGTAATTATTTCTTTCGTAATTATCAGTAATTGTTCCTGCAGCACCAGCATTTGCTAATCTGAATTCATTTTCATTTAATTTAATTATTCTATATCTAATATTTGTATCTAAACCAACAATTGTTGTTCCATCTGTTGAATATGTTACTACTTCATTGTCTTTAAAACCATGATTTTTGAAGAAAATACTGCTATATGCTGTGTTTATTCCTGTTGGTTGAACAATTAATTTACGGTTTTCAAAATCAGTTCCTGCATTTATTATTGAAATCTTTGAAATTGTATTATTTGCTTTCTTAGTTCTAAATTTATGAATACCAGATGTTTCTGCAGTTGTAAAACCAACTGTGTTAATACCTGCAGAGTAATCTCCTTGCGTTTCATACAAGTTAATTGTTTTATTATTAACGACTTCAGCAACATAAACGGAACCATTATTAAGAGTTAGACCAGTAATTAAATTAATTCCGTCTTGATAAGCAGTTGTGCGAACTCCAACTCCAATAGCGTTATTACCATTTCTATTATAAATTATCTCATCACCACTAATTAAATTATGATTTTGAGAAAATGTAATGTTATCATTAACAACATCAACACCACCACCTGCAGTTGTCTGTCTTGCATCAAAAGAAAGTGTTCTATGTCTCTCCTCTAATTGAGGTTCTAATATAGTCCCTGTTGAATTACCACCTTCTATTGTTATTGAAGAGACTTTCTTAACATCAAAGTCTTGAGGATCAATAAACACATCAGTCAGAGTTCCTTTTAATACTGGTTGAACTAAAGCAGTAGTTAACCCTGCCTCAACTGTCACTGATGGTGGATTTACAATATCAAAGTTAGTTCCACCATTAAACACTCTAACGGTTTCTAACGGTCCATAATAAACTTTATCTTCAGACTTATAGTTTATAATCTCTACACCATTTACGAGCATTCCAAGGGCACCTGGTACCGTTGTAGTGTTCTCTCCTGTCTTTACATCAAGTGAGTACGGAAACTTTCTCAATAATTTTTGAGGGTGTATAAATTGTGTCTTTTGAGTGATTATAGTAAACTTATGAAAACCAGATGATGATGGAGCAGAAAAATATTCCCTTGTTGGTGCTATAGAGTTATCTGCATCTATTAAGGATCTTGATCTATATAATTGAATTTTTTTCTTATCTGATAATACTTTAACGAAATATGAAGTTCCATCCTCTAAACCAACAAGAGTGTTATTTTCAGCATTATAGATAATTTCTTCACCAGTCTTGAATGGAACATCACTATTAAATACAATGACACTAAATTTAAGTTTATTTGTATCAAATTCCTGTAAATTTGTGGGAACTAAAGATGTTATGACCGCTTGATCTAAATTTTTTGTTAAAGTATAGGATGGAAGAGAACTTGATGCAACAAAAAGGTTATTTTCCTTTTCTGAGTACATATTTTGAATATTTGCAGTAATTAAGTCATTTCCATATAGTAAAGGAGCACCACTACTATTAACTGTCTCTAATTTTCTCCTTATTGAATAATTCACAGATGATGATGGAGATCCACTTAATCCATCTAAGGTAACTTGATTTCCAATTATTGTTTTAACTGTTGCATCGGCAAAAACAACTGTTTCAGATGCTCCCAACAACACATCTACAGTATCTCCCTTTTTTAAGGAAGATGGATCGGGTGTTGTTTTTAAATTAAATCCATTAGTATAACTCTCTACAAAAAATCTAGAACTTGTATTGTAAATCCATGAATTTGCGAATATTTGCTTGAATGTTTTATTGAATGATGGGTTTTTTATTTTTTCTCCCACATTTTTTACATAAATCTTCTCATCTTCGGTGATTGAGGAAACATCATCTATTGTTTCAACATCTGATAGAACTCCAGTTATTCGTATCTCTACTTTTTTTGAAGTATCACCATCTTCATAACCAAAAAAGACATCATTTGTCCTAATTGGTGATTTTATACCCATTGCATTATCAATCCCATCACATCCTAAGAATTGATTAACAGTTTTTGAAGAATATGTGATTATATTATCACCAGATAGTAAAGTTCCTGTTGTCCCAAATCCAACGGTACTATCAACAGTAATAACTGATGATCCCACGGATACAGGATTTATATTTGAAGTTTTTGGTTGTATTTCAAAAGTACCTTCGATTAAATCTCTATCATCAAACCCCACAAATAGTCCTAATTTAAAATATGTGCTTATACCTGACCTTGTAAATATCTCAACTTCAGAAACTGACGCTTGAGTTGCCAGATCAGATGCTTTTTTAATTGTTTGACCAACTAATTTATCTGGATCTCCAGAAATTCTCTCAGCAACAACTATTTCTCTTCGTAGAAACTCTGCTGATGATGGTTTTGGTAAATATTGTTCTAAATCAATAACTTTTGGAACTTCACCATATAATACTTTAAATAATATCTTATATGACTCCTCAGTTCCTTTTGATTCATAGAGAGTTCTTGCTTCTTTGATAAAATTATTTACATCAAGATTTGAAACAAAATCAACATTTTCTAAACCTGGAGTTAACGTGTATTTTAATTTTTTGTAGAATTCTTTTAGAAAATTAGAACTTAAATTGATAACTTCTTTACCAGCATCGTGTGCTGCCTGATTAGTCTCTTCAAAAAGTAATTCTTCAGAGTTTAAATCAGTTCTATAACTACTAATTCCACTAAAACCACGAACAACACCAGTAAAAGTGTTTGTTGTTAATCCTGTATAAGTGAATATTTCATTATCAATCTTAAAAAGACCATATTGGTCAGGGAATCCCTTGGTAGAATAAACTTGAACACTATCCGTGGTTGAAGAAATACCTGAATATAGTGTAGTTTTTCCAGTTATGACCTCTGGAGTTAAATTATCTAACTTTATATACTGATCTAAGTTATCTGCAAGATCAGTTGCACCAGATTGATGCTCTTGAGAGATGTAATACTGTTTTAAGAAGTCAAGCGTCTTTGGACTCTCTGCCCGAATGAAGTCAGGGAGTTGATTCGCTAGTATTTGCTGAACCTGTACTCGTTTCTCAAAACCAGTTTGTATCATTTCTTAGTATCCGCCTCCAGACGATGGTGTGCCTGAGCTAGTGCTTGTTGTAGTTGATGATGTAGTAGTTGTGGTTGATACTGAAGCAACTGCCATTGATGTATCACCTCTTTTCAGACTTCCATTCAAATAACTTGATGTTGTCTTATATCCGACACCAGATATCTGCTCTCCAGATGAAATTGTATCCTTAATCATATTTATTGTGCTATCTGCAACAGAAAAACTTAAATATAAGTCTTTCAATCCAATTACATCATTTGAATCAGGGCATGCTTGGATCTCAATAATATCATTTGATGCAACAGTTGATGTTATATTTAAAGTATTAACCATTATTTCACCTTTTTCATAATCTATTGATCCTGCAGACTTAACTACGACAATAAATTCATCAGATGTTGTTGATTCCTTAACAACTGATAATGTTCCCATATTACCAGTAGCATCTGGAACATCTGTAAAGTATAATGTGCCTGATTGATTAGCTAAAGTAAATCCTGTGCTCTTAATATTGAATCCACCTGAGTTTTTCTTAAATTTATTACCATAACATATCTCATATTGTGCAGATTGATTAATCAAAGCCTTCAAATTACGTCTAATTATAACTCTAGTTATATTTGATGTAATTGATATGTCTGAACTATCAATAATTTGAGCCAATTTACTATATTTAAATCGACCACCAAACTTATTGATGTTTGAAGATGAGTATGTTGATAAAATGCCCATCACTTTACTCTTTACATCGTTTACGTCACTTACTTGCGAACTATTAAAGTATACCGCACTATCAATTTCAACATATAATACTTTAAGATCGACTATTTTTTGATTTATTCCAGATAATGAGTAATTTTTTAGTTTTGATAAGATATTTTGTTTATCAAAGTCAGAGACATAATCACCATTCTTAGGTTTTATACTAATTACCACTTGTCCAAACTCAGGTGGATCAAGTTCCTCGCCCCCTACAACCGCCACAGACTCCGTGTTAGGGTAAACTGACTGTATTATTGCTTCATAGTCTCTAGCGGTCACTGCACGGTACTGAGAGGAGTAAATACGAGGTGCAAAGTACTTTATTGAGTCAACACTTTCAATATCTCCACCATTTTGTGCAGAAATATTAGTGTTTATGACTATATCGCTTGTAGGAACTATAGCATTTCCTAAATCATCGACAACTCTACCTGCGTAAGAGAAACTTGATGGACCATTTCCATCTTTTCCATCAGTTATAATATATGTTGCTGTAATTTTATCACCATTTTCTAGTTTTTTGCCAAAATATCCGTCTCCAAACAATAGTTCATACCTCTCATCCTTGATTTCTTGAATTAAATAGGTTTCTGATGTAGAATCTATATTTAAAATGTTAGATGCAAGTGAATATTCTCTTCCAACTCCTGAATCATTAAGGTCTGCGACTTTTACAACGT